GCCTTAATATATTAAGGCTCCGGTTGAGTGACCTACATTAATATCTCCTCTTTTAACTGTCAATATTTTTTCTTTTTTAAAAATATTTAAAATCTTTAGTGTTTCTGATCCAATAATTGCACTACTTCCAATAGATATTGGAGGAATCTCGGAAACATATATTTCTGTAGATCCTATACTCGATACGGATGGAATATTGAATGTTAAACTTGATGTATATGAAGATACACCTATATTAAATGATCCATTTAATGATGAATCTGTGCTAAATCCGGATATAGTTACACTATCTCCATCAACAAAATTATGATACGGAAATACATTTACTTGTACTTCATTTAAATTGTTCCAAACAAAAACTCCACTTTCATTTTGAGTTGTAGTCTCTACGGAAACAATATCTTTTCCTTTTATGGAAGATATTTTTGCAGACAATCCACTACCACTTGTTCCTGTATTGTCAATTTCTAACGTATCATTAACTTTATAATCAGTTCCAGAATAAACAATATTAATTTTATTTACTGAACCTTCACTTACTGATTCTATGATAGATTTTTGATTTGATAATTCTACCGAATCTTCAACAAAGTCATAATCAGAAGTTCTATCCGACATATTGTACGGAAATGTGTTTCTAATCAAATTTGATGCTCTAAAGTCAAATGATTGATTAATTGTAGAGTTTTCTGAAATATAGTCGGATCTATACTTATTCCCTATAAAATATGGAAATATTGGATTCAAATATTCGTCGATAGTTGCATAGTACGCATAAATCCCGTCAGGAAATTCGTCTGTTTTTGCAAATCTTCCATTATATTCATCTAAATGACAATCAGATGGATTTGTAAATACATAATCTTCAACAAACATTCCAGATCCAAAATCATTAATAGAAGGTCTATCAATAATATTTGTTATATCGAGAGTATATCCAGTTTTTAATCTAGTTACATCGGACCTTATTCCTGGATTATTATATCCATATGGTCCATATATTGGATTTCCATCATATGCCCATCCAATAATGGGGGAATGCTTAGAACTATTATCTATATTTAAATAATCTAATGAATAACCAACAATTGAATATTGCAAATTATTGTCCGTTGCCATAACTATATCATTTTGTCCAAATCTCATCCTATTATTGATAGTCAAAGATCTTACATTAGAATCGATGATAGCATTTGAACCTGAAGAAATTACTTTAATTGATGTTGATGTTGAAGAATAACCAATTCCGGCAGATATTATTTTTACATCTGAAATTTTTCCATTATCAATAATTGCCCTCAATTTTGCACCAGATCCTGTGCCAGAAGAATCTATTACATCTAAAGTGGGAACTGAATAAAATTCTCTTCCACCATATTCAATACTTACAGAATTAATTTGACCATTTATAATATTTGGCACAAGTTTTGCATCAATGCCTGTTTTGATTGTTATAGTAGGTGTCTTTTCTAAATTTATAATCGAGGATCCATATCCTGTTCCTTCCTCATACAAGTATGCATCTATGATACTTCCACTAATTGAAGGAGTAAGATTAATAATTCTCTCTTGTGTTGTAGTGCCTAATCCAACATTGGTATAAACCAATGATGCAGTAATATTTGGATACTTAAAATATTGATAACCAGTACCAGTAGATTCTAATTTAATATATTCTTTTCTCTTAAAATTAGAAGTTATTGTTCCTCCAATGCCTGCGTCACACAATCTAAAAGTATTATGATCTTGTTTTAAAATAAAATATTGATTTGTGGTAGTTAATCCGCTTATAGGAGAAGTTTCATAATCATATTCAATTAGATCACCATTATTAAAATTATGATTCTTAAAGTAAACTGTATCATAAGAAGTTGATATGCCAGATGGTTTGACAATTAACTTTCTATTTGTATATCCACTTCCATTTTTTATAACTTTAATTTCAGATACTGTGTTTTTTATCGATGATGTTGTGAATTTATGAATTCCTGATGTATTTGCTGTAATAAATCCTACAGTATTAATTCCACTTATGTAATCTGATTTAGTTTCAAATAACTGAATTGCCTTATTATTGAGAATGTGGGCAAAATATTTGGAATTATTTGATAAAGTTAGAGTGGATGATTCTAAAGTACCTATACCAAGAGATGTATTTCCAGAATTATTGTAAATAATTTCTTCACCACTACTAAAATTATGGTTGTCAATAAAAGTTAAAGTATTACCTACTGTATTAATTCCTCCACCATTTTCAACTGTTCTCGCATCAAAAAATACTGATCTATTTCTTTTTGATACTACTGCTTCTAAAACAGCACCAGATCCATTTCCTCCCTTCAATGATACCGAAATAACTTTATCTATTTCAAAATCTTGAGAATCTACAAATACTTCTTTTACTGAACCACTAATAACTGGTTGTACTAAAGCAGTATTTCCAACTCCTCCCAATATTGAAATCTTGGGCAAATTAATTACATCATAATTTGTTCCGGAATTTAAAACTTTAACAGATTCTAGAGGACCATAATACACTTTATCATTAGACTTATAATTTGTAATTTCAACACCATTTATGAGCATTCCAATAGAACCAATTTCTGTTTCTTGGTTACTAGAATTTTTTATATTTGGATTTAATATAAATTTTTTCAGTAATTTTTGCGGACTTATATAATTATCTTTTTGTTTTGTTAGTGTAAAGACATCTTCAGAATTCGGTTGTTGTCCAGAAGACTTTCTCATTTTAACATAATTATTTGTACCAATAAGAGAATTAGAAGTATAGAGTCTCATTTTATTTGAGTCTTTTAAAACTTCAACAAAATAATTTCCTGTCGATAATCCTATTATTGGATTGCCAGAAGGTTGATATGTAATTTGATCTCCACTTAAGAATGGAATATTATTTTCATTAGATAATGAAGCATAATATTCATTTTCCAATTCATCAATTAAGGATAGATTATTAATTGATTTTACTGATATTGATGGTTGATATTCATAAGAATATATTCCATCTCCTACAGTTCCAGATGGTAAAGAATTTGAAGCAACATACATGTATTCATTGCCGTCACTATAGACATTTTGAATGTCTGATACTGCCTTAGATTGATATTGCACACCAGAAATAATTGGGTTTCTGATTTTTCTTCTCAATCCATAGTTAATGTTGCTATCATATTGAATTGATGGGTTAAATCCTCCAATATCGACAGTATATGCCCCATAGGAAATTTCATTCTCAACATAACCTGTGGCAATTACAATATTTTTTACTTTATCAACAATTTCTAAAGGATCGCCTTTTTTTAAATTGGATTTATCTACAGGACTTGTTAATTTAAATTGAGATCCAGTAAAAGTTTCTACATTAAAAGTAGAACTTGTATTATAAATCCATGAATTTGCAAAAATTTCTTTTTTAGTGGGATTAGATCTTGGATTTCTTATCAATTCGCCCAAAGAATCTACAAAAATTTCATCTTGTTCATCAACTTTAAAAATATCAGAAGTTTGAATAAAATCTGATAATGAACCGGAAATTGAAAATTCTACCTTTTTTGTAATATCACCATTTTCATATCCATAATAAGTGTCATTGGATATTATATCTGATTTTATTTGTATAGGAGTAGTTATATTACTACAACCAAAAAATTGATTTATACTTTTACTTGAATATGTAATTTTATTTGATCCTGAAAAAATAGTTCCACTTTCTGGAAAACCTATAGTAGAATCTACCGTAATTACAGTATCTGATATATCTACATATTCCAATACTTTTGTTTTTGGAGTTATTGAAAACTCTCCCTGAATATTTGGAGAATCAGTATATCCAATAAACAAAGAAATTTTAAAATATTCGACACCATTCCTATTAAAAGGTTCAATCTCTGAAACAGATGCACTAACTGAAGAATCCAAAGATCTGTATATATTTTGTCCTTCTAAATTTAAAGGATTTGAAGAACTAGTTATAATATCAGCGAGTACAATTTCTCTTCTTATATAATTTGCACTAGATGGTTTTAATAAATAATTTTCTAAATTTATTACCTTAGGTGTTACTCCATATAAAACATTAAAAAGAATTCTAAAAGATTCATTTGTACCTTTTGATTCATAAAAACCTCTTGCTTGTTTTATGAAATTTCCAATATTAACATTATTTGCGAATGAAAGCTCTTCAAATCCTGGTAAAAATGTTTTCTTTATTTTTGCAAAAAATTCTTTAAGAAATAATGAACTTAAATTCTCTACAAAAGCATTTGCACTATGAGTAGATGCACTAGTCGTGTTAAAAACTAATTCCTCTCTATTTAAATCTTGCTTATATCTCTCAATTCCGCTAAATCCACGAATACATCCTAAGAAAGAATTTTCTGTTTTTTCTGTATATGTAATAATTTCATTATCAATCTTTAACAGACCATATTTGTTAGGAAATCCTTTTGTATTTGGAGAAACAATAATTGTAGTATCATTTGTACCAATATTTTCTACTAGAATATTTGAACCAGTTGTTATTTCTGGTATTAAATTGTCTGGTTTTAAATATTGATCTAAATTTTCGACAATATCAATGGGACCACCTTGATATTCTTGCGAAATATAATATTGTTCTAAAAATTTAGAAGCGTTTGGACTTTCGTCCAATAAAAAACTTGGAAGTTGATTTTCAACAACTTCTTGTACTTTTACTCTTGATTCAAACCCGTTTCTTATCATATTACTCTCTTATTAAATTTCCGTTTGAATAACTTGACGTATAGAAATCTTTAACAAATAATGTTCCAGAAATTTCATCTCCGGATGCAATTACATCCCTTACCATATTTATTGTACTTTTTGAAATATCAAAACTAATATAAAGGTCATTCAATCCAATAACATCATTTGATTCGGGATATGCCTGAATTTCAATTACTTGACTACTTCTTAATGTGGATGTAATATTTACCGTATTTAAAATTATTTCTCCTTTTTCATAATTGACAGTTCCTGCAGATTTAACAATTACCCTGTTGACATTATTTTCTAGCGGTTTTACTATTGATATAGTTCCAGTTTTCCTATCCGAATTTGGAATATCGGTCAAATATACCACATCTGCTTCTCCAGAAATCTTAAATCCGGTAGATTTAATATTATATCCTTTTGGATCTACATGAAATTGATTGCCAAAACATAATTCGTATTGTGCAAATTGATTCAATGCAGGTTTTAAATCTCTTCGTATTCTTATTTTAGTGATATTTGAAGTTATTGAACTGTCCGTATTATCAATAACTTGTAATAACTTACTATATTTCAATCTTCCTCCAAACTTATTCAAATCAAGTGATTCTGAATATTTTGTAAGAGAATTCACTACTTTTGTCTTTAATGAATTTTCTGTTGATATTTGCGAATAATTAAAATAAATCGAAGAATCAATTTCTACATAAAGTAATTTCAAGTCTATAATTTTTTGATTAATTCCAGATATACTATATTGTTTAAGTTGCGATAATATTCTTTGTTTTGTAAAATCTGATATAAACGTTCCATTTTTTGGTTTAATACTAATAGAAACAGTGCCAAATTCAGGTGGATCTAATTCTTCTCCACCAATAACTGAAACGGATTCTGTATCTGGGTAAATATTTTTGATAATAGATTCATAATCTCTTGCAGTAACTGCTCTGTATTGTGAAGAATATAATCTTGGCGCAAAATATTTAATTGAATTGATTGATTCAGAATCAGATCCATTTTTTGCATTAGATTCTGTTATTATACTAACGTTTCCTGAAGATATGAATATAAAATTTTGAATATCTGTATTATCAGTTATGACGCCAGAAAATGAAAATACATCTATAGAACCATCATTTCCACCTGCGCCATTTCCTTCTTTTCCATCAGTTACAATGTAATTTACAGTTATAATTGCTCCATTTTGCAATTTTTTGCCTATAAATCCATCTCCAAATAATAATTCGTATTTTTCATCTTGAATTTCTTGAATTAAATATATTTCCGAAGAAGAATTTATATTGAATATATTGTTTACTAAGGTATATTCTGATCCAAGAACACCTTCCTCATTACTAACATATACAGAAATAGTTGAAGTATCAATATATGAATTATCTAAAATAAATCTTTGGTCAAGTGATGCATCAACAACGAATGTTTTTTGAAGAAATGTTCCCTGATAAACCTCTACATTTCTAAATGATGCTGTACCATTATTTACTGGCGCCTGAACGTTGTTTGGCGACGCAAACGTATAGTTGCTATCATTTGCATCTGCGGTGCATACAAGACCTCTACGAAGCACTACAGAACTATAATCGGATGATATGTTATTTACATCGAAAGATATTTCGGCCTTTGCCGCTCTTCTGGAGCGAGGAACATAACCAATATTTCTTGCAAGGGAAACAACATTTTCACGAAGAGTTGCCGAATCCAGAAAGGATTCGTTTACAATCATATTCGAATTAAATGCGGTAATATAGGTATTATATGCTAATGTATCAATTAAAATCGAAAAATTAGACCCTTCAAAGTCAAAATCCGTAAATGTTGAATTAGCACGTAGATAATCTTTAATTGATACCTTTATTTGATCGAAATCTAGGTTTGTAAATTTAGTAAATGGCATATTATCTCGTCGCCGTTAAGAGAAAAGTATATTCTTGGGTCGGAATTTCTTGTCCAATGATGTCAAATATGACTGTAACATCAAATGAGTTTTGATCTGGATTTGGATTTACAATAACTTGCAAATTATCCACTCTTGGTTCAAAATTTTCAATTGATGTTTGAATTTGATCTTGTATTATTGCTGCAGTACCAAAATCAACAAATTCAAATAAACTATCTCTTACATCAGAACCTAAAGACGAATTAAAAAATCTTTCTGTAGGGATAGTTTCTACAATATTTCTTACAGATCTGCGAATTGCATTCTCATTTTTTAATATCTGAAGATCATTTGTCACAGGATGAGGCACAAAAGACAAACTAATGTCCTTAAATGCTCTTGATATCCTTTTAATTGCCATTGGACAAGAGATTTTTTATTTATTTATCATCATTCGTGCCATCTTTCGACAAAATCATCAAACCCATTTGCACCACCACAGGGTCTTGAAAGGCGATTTTCTGGAATATGATACTTATTATCTAAATCATCGTGCATAACCTCTTGCAAAACTTGTTTTGAAGGTAATGAATCATAATCTGTAACCAATTTTGTGGTTCCCCACATCTCTCTCATGTAGTTTTTGTTCCTATCGACTGGTAAATTTGACATTTTAGCTCCTGATTTGTGAAAATCAGAACTTTTAAAGGGGTTGCTATCCCTAAAAATTATTTATTTTATCCAAAAACCTTTGCGATAATAATCAGAATCACTTATATATTGGTAGTTTTTCATATCATTTGAAATTTCATTGTTCCATACCGGAATTGCCTCATTATTTCCAAATCTAAAGTCGGGATTTTGCCTAAAATGAACCTCTATGAGACAATTTCCTATGAATTCGCAGTTAATCCATTCATAATTACCATGCAAATTCTTTAAAATGTTTGGAAATTCTATATCTCTTTCTATTTTTTGCCATTTTTTCCACTTGTAAAGAGGATCTTGCTCATTACGAGTTCCTATTACTGCTAATTTTTGTTTCTGGTATTGATAATCAATACTTATATGTTCTCCATTAAATAATTCGCACCAAAATTCACCTGGATGATAGTTATCAGTAGTGTCATTAATATATTCAATACGAGCAAATCGCCCCATACCCAGAAGATTCATAGAAGGACGGATAATATAAAAGTCGGGTTTTGGGACTTGTGTTCCAACAGGACCACATTTATATCCTAAAACCCGACTTAAAATTAATTTATTATAAACCCAAAGGTCATGAGGATGAATTTGATTCCATTCTTCATTTCCTTCTAGGTACATTTTATTTAACCTTTACCTTGTCCCCGATACTTTTTCTTAGCCGAGTTACGAGAACTTGCGGACAATTTTGTGTGCTTCCCTTTTCCTTGACGAGACTTTTTAGGTTTGGCTTCGACATAATTACCCTTTCTCATAATACCAGTTTTTGCCATAATTTTTTACTCCTTGTAAATTTCAGTTTCAAGTTCCGAAGGATCCGGAGAACCTGTCTGATAGTATTCTATCGCAAGGTCCTCCATTACCTCAAAATATTCAAGTTGACTTAGATTTTTGTATATTCTACGTCCTTTACATAGAATATCATACTTTTCTGCCATTAAATTACGCGAGTCTTCTCATGTCCCACACGAATTCGTGGATCACACCAAATCTCAAAACCTGCTTCAATAGCATCCAAACAGAATGATACATCCTCTCCACACATATCTTGTACTTCCCCAGACTCAAAGACTTGCATCTTCGGAGCAAACCATGGATACTTCATACCCTCATTCTCAAAGACTCCGTACTTGATGAGCAACCATCCAAATCCTGTATAATCAACAGTAAATAGTTTGCGCCTCTTGGAGATGCTCTCGATGGTTTCGTGATTCATCACACCCCCATTGTTACGGAAGTCATTCTCCTCTAACCAATGAGCAACTGATGTGGTGCGACCATCTTCGGTACAATACCAACCAGCGGCAATGTCCTTATCCATTAGAACCAATTGCCAGAACTTCTCAGTGTTGAATACAATGTCACTATCAATCCATAACTGATAATCATATTTCAACTTACCGTCCCAGGGAATTTGATCCGGTCCTCGCAGTACATTTGCTCCAAGACACTTGCATCTTGCAAAGTTGACCATGGAGGAATAATCCTGCGAAATCTGGATGCTTGCCCCACATTGTACTAGATCAAAACAAAGTTGTACAAAGTTCTTCAAATACGTATAAGATACTCCGCGCCCTGGAAGACAAAAAACAATGCTCTTGCCCCTTACCATTTCTTTTGCTTTATCATAGTCCCACTCTTGTTCTGCCACTGTGGGCGCAGCTGCTTTTACTGTAAATCCTTTAGCCATAATAGAATTGAATTACTTTCGAATCATACTTCACTATGTATACTCTGTCAAGAATCTGTAATATCAGTAATGATAATACAGTCATTCTCAACTTCAATATTAACTTCGGTTCCTTCATACCACCCCTTTTCATCACATATCCATTCGGGAATCTTTATAAAATACTCCCCACTAACAGGATCGACCTCTATCGTCGTAAAATTTTCTGCGCGATTTTTTTGCATACCTCTGATCTTTATAGTTGTTTTTATATAGCGAAAAAAATTTTTGAGACCCTGTGGAAAAAAAGAGTGTTTTTGAAATCTTGAAGAATTTTATGTGCCTTTGAGTGTTTTATGTGCCTTTGAGATCTTGAACGGCATCGTAACACTTTGTAGACTAGGGGGACCCATTGATTTTAATAACGGGGGGGCATAAAACCGCGCCCACTGTCACAAACTGTCGGCGCGGTTAGTGTTACATAAGGGGGCAACGGTTAGTGTTACCCCCAACTGATCATTAGTCAGCGTTAGTGATAACTTCCAGATCCTTATTGCGGATGCTAAAGTTCACGAACTTGCCCACTGATTCCTCTGCTTTGATAACAGTGTTAAGTGCATTCACAAAACCGCTAACATCGGCGGACTTGTAATCATAGGAACGATTCTTTTTCGTGCCCTTAAATTGAACGGTTACAATATCACCGTCAGTGGTGATAGCGTTGATAGCGGAAGAGTTGAACTTGCTGATCATGGCAATTAAAAAGCGATTGAATGTTGATGTGTTTTGAGCGGGATGCATCACCCCCGCTTGTGTTCAAATTATGGATCATCAGGGGGCGATTGTGAACCCCCCAAATCTTAAAAGAATCAGGACTTATCCCACCGAGCGCGGTGTGCTGATGCCGTTAGGGATCCCTGGCAGGATCGCGCCCACACAATGCAACCGGCACTGCCGATTATGTCCGGAACCTGCCCAGCACGGGCACTCTCACGGGCAGACACTAACCAAGCAGGCGATCCGCAGGAAGGCGGTTTATCACTGCTGATCATCGTTTCATTATCATGATCCGACAGGCGTCCGACCCATACAAGGGCGCGGTCGTCGATGGATGAGGCGGGAGAGTAGATCATCGATTTGATGCGACTGAGAGAATTCTACAGCATGAGGGGGGCACCCGTGGATGGATGCCCCTGATCGATTGTCCTTAAATTAGATCGCTGAAAATCTCATCCCCAGTAAGTGTGTGAGGATCGCCATAGATATACTCTACGGGTTCAAACGATGGACAGACCGCCCAATTAAATTCTTCGCAGAAGTGCTCAAAAGCAAACTGGGCAAACTTAATGGCACCAGCATTCGTGGTGAATTGTCCTAGGGAATAGTTTAAGGTGTGGGCATACCCGTCACAATCATAGGACTCAACCTCAACGAACAATAACCCTAAACACCTGCCATCCCCAACATAGAAACTAACGTTGTATTTTTCATCGTAGTTTCTCACCAATAGGGTCTGTGTATAGATTGATCCCAACTCAGGGAAATTATCCCATGGTGTGCTCTGATCCCACTCGATTGTGCGCGCTGCGGTGATGGTGCTGGTCATGATGCTCTCCGGTGGTTTGCTTCCAAATCTTAGGGTATGGATGGGGGCACCCGTGGATGGATGCCCGACTGTTCACAATCCTTAATCAGAGAAGGCGCATCCCTGAGATGAAAGGGATGGCAGCAGATCCTTGATTTATGAACCACTCTCCGGCGCGTTGGAAAACACGCTCACCATCAGCACCAAAGGCGCTCAGAATCGCGTTTAGGCGCGATTTGGTGGTCGCGCTGCGGTGGTCGCCATCAAACAATTGAACCCAGGTGTCGCCAATGGTGGCGATCAGGTTGCCGTGCAGGTAGACATCACTGGTGCCCTCCCATCCGGGGATAACAGCAGTGTTACCGGATTGCCAGCGCTCATCATTCTCAATGGCGGCAATCATCAGGGTCTCAATCTTGCGCATGATCCTTTGGAGATTGTGCGGGTGTGTTGTATGGTAAAGCATGGAAGGGGGATTTGAGAACCCCCCGATCGATTAGAAAAACTAATCAAAGGCGATCATGCCATGGAGTGCCAAAGGCGCTCATCATCTCATCATCGGTCGGTTCCCACATTTGAGATTCTTCCTGCCAGACCTCCTCAATGGTGCTCCATTGAGATTCCGGCACGGTCTGACCGGAGACCTGCTCAAACCAGTCGCAGGCGTCTTCCCAATCGCATCCGGGATGCTCTTGGACAAATTCGCGGATGCCGGGCAGGTCGAGGGTGATGGTGATGTGGGTCATGGGGTGTCTCCCTTGGTTGCCCACCCATAATGCCCCCGGATTCCGGCACAGGGCAACCCCTTGCAACCAGTTGGCAAACTGGCACAAGGTAGTGGTCTTAGGGTTAAAATGTGCTATCTTATAAGAAATCAAATGAGGTGAGGGGTATCACCGACGACGTAATTACATCGCCACCGAACCTGCCATAAAATAATAATAACAAATTGTTAAGAAAATAGGATCCCGCACCACCAGGATCCTATAATACACCCACTTAACCATTAAATTTAATATTATCATCTCTCTTGCCGGGTGACTTTGTAATGAAACAAACATAGGAGGCAAACCCTTTCCTCCTTGTGGTCAGTGTAGCATCCCGTGCGGATCATTGTCAACACTAACCTAAAATTAATTCCTCTAGTTTTATGATGCGAGGATCATCATGTCATCTCGTGATGAATTTAATTTTAATATACATGTATATTGTATATGTCTCGACGAGATTATTATAATTGATAAGATAATCTCGTCGAGATTGAGTGTGCCAGCATGGAGACTGACACATCTCGACGAGATCAGACAGCGACCTTCTGAAGGGTTTCAGACTTGATCTGCTGGTTTACGAAACGACCAACAGACTGATCAGGTGCCATGGCGGCAGTCAAGGCAGTGGTGAAGGCGACGACATCGTTCACGGTGTAATCGTAGGAGCGACCACCAGTGAAGGTCACGGTCACGGTTTGATCTTTGATGCTGATGTTTTCGATAGCGGTGCTGTTGGAGATTGCGAATTGCATGATGAAAAAAGCGATTGAATGTTGATGTGTTTTGAGCGGGATGCATCACCCCCGCTTGTGTTCCTAGTATAAGGTGGGGGCAACCCTGGGTCAACCCCCTTGTGCCAGTTTAGAGATCGGTCAGCATCTCATCCAGAGCAGCGGTGTCGATGGTGGGATCCATCCAGCGGGCGCCATCAGGAGTCATCTGACCCCACATGATTTCCAGACGGGGAATCAGGGCATCATAGGAATCATACTGACGGGCGACCTTATAGAGGGTCTCATCGTTCTGGATCCACAAGGCGACGTTCCAAGTTGCCCAGTTTGCCCAACCGTTGAAGTCTGTGCGCTCAGGGATCAAAGAAGTGAGGCGGTCCATGTGTTTGTTTGAACTGAAGTCACAATAGGATGGATGGGGGGCAGAGTCAACCCCCCGATTGATTAGTTTTTATGATCCTCCAACAGTTCAGGATAATAATCTTTAATCTCAGTGATTAGTTCTTCTTGAGTGTAATCACTGAGATTTTCTATTAACGTATCATAAACAAAACGCTCCATTGTTTTCATGTCCATGCTATCCAGTAGTTGCTGAGCATAGGAATGCATCAGATCTGCTTTGTCCAAGGTGGCGGTGGACATCAGGGTTGCTCCCTCGGTTGTGAACCCATAATGCCCCGGATTCCGGCGCAGGTCAACCACTCCTGACCAGTTGGCAAACTGGCACACCAGGGGTGGCATCAGGTCCAGGGTTTGCTATCTTATAGGAAATCAGATGAGGTGGGGGGTACCACCGACGACGTAATTACATCGCCACCGAACCTGCCATAAAATAAAAAGACAGTTCTCAAAGTGTCCACTACGGTGGACACTTTTTTTTTGTGGCACACTCAGAAGATCTCTGAGTAATCTTTTATGCTAACATCAACATGCTCATCACCTTCCAGATCCAGGATTTCATTCCAGTCCAGATCTTCAGGGTGAAAGTCATCATAACACTCAACGTCCAATGTGATACTTACAAGGCGTTTTGTGTGTAACATGTGTCTAGATGCGATGTGTGCGTATTCTATCATGCATAGTGGCGATATGCAAGTGTATCATAATCACATGTGTCTCGTGCATAATCCTCGTCGAGATCATATGTATCTTGCATATTATATGATGAATGCTCACACATCTCGTCGAGATCATATGAATAATCATATGATGTATTATAGTCGAGATCGTAGTCGTCGTAGAACATGATAGTCTCGTCGAGATTTGTGTGTTTACCTTATGAGTATAGAATGATCTCGACGAGATGTCAAGTGTTTTCTCGACGAGATCCATAACCATTATTTATAAGTCTCGTCGAGAAAATGTGTGGGTCTCATGATTTTTCGCGGCGCGGCACTTGACAAACTGCGCGTCTTATGATACGCTCGCTAAACTTGCATCAGGGAGGCACCTTTTCATAAGATATAAAGCATAAGAATGGTGCTTTATGAGGTTTTAAGAAGCATCAGGGAGGCACCTTTTCATAAGATATAAAGCATAAGAATCGGTGCTTTATGAGGTTTTTATGAGGTTTTAAGAAGCATAAGAATCGGTGCTTTATGAGGTTTAATGAAGGGTTTTCCACAGGATAATAGAGGTTTTCCACACTATTATAATACTTTTCCACAGGGTTGTGGAAAACAAAACAAAACACTAAAACATATTTAAAAAGGTATTTTTAATATAAAATTAACCTATTTCGGGGGGTAAAACGTAGTTTTATCCCCCTTAAGCGCAAGTGCCTTGGAACAAGCGCTATCGTTTTTTAACGTATTCCAGATGTTTCCAGTCCTCTGGATAGACTAATACCAAACACCTTTCATTCCGATGAAACGTTGCATCATTGAAACTCTCTTCACTCTTCTCTCTTACCATAATCTCAAGAGTTAGATACTGTTTATCAACAAAGTATATCCAACCCTCCATATGTTTGTGCTTTACATAATGATCAACCTGAGGAACATATGTGATCATCGTTCTCTTACAATACGCATACGATTAGGATTTACTTCATTAGAGACATGATATTCAAATTTATTAACTGTTTGTTCTCTTGTCATCTTTTGACTTTCTTGATCAATTAGATTCCATTCTCCAGTAGTAGCATTCATTTCTTCAATACGATACAATTTAATTTCTTCTGTCATGTTGTAAATACCTCCAGAATACCTGACTGATAATCTTCTAACAATTTAAACTTTTGGGCAGTAAGAATCTTTTCCA